ACTGACGATGAATCACTTGTTGAATCTCTAATTGAGTGCGGTACAAGAGTGCACACTGACCCTGATATTGATATGCACCGATGGTATGGCATTCAGACAGTTGTTAATGAGCTAGATGGTGTATTTGTAATGTTCAATGATTATTTGATTACTGGCGATAACGGTATGGATGATATGGGGCTAAGCCATGACCTTGATGAAATGGCAATTGTTCATAAGAAAGAGCGCACTGTAATCGAAGTTTATTACGAGTAATTAACCTGGCGGTGTAACAGCCGCCACCACTTAAACCAAAGTAGAGATATAACATGAAAACGATTTTTACATACGACACTGAAACAACGGGCTTGCCTAACTGGAAAGTGCCAAGCGATTCACCTGAACAGCCTCACTTAGTTCAATTGGCTGGCGTTCTTTCTAACGCTGAAACTGGTGAAGAAATTCAATCAATGAACGTGATCATTAAGCCGGACGGTTGGGAAATCCCTGAAGAAGTAACAGCGGTTCACGGTATCACGACTGAATACGCGCTTGAGCATGGTATCCCTGAAGGAATGGCCGTGGCAATGCTTCACCTTATGCGAGGAAAGGCTGAACGAGTGGCGTATAACAAGACTTTTGACCAGCGCATTATTCGTATTGCAATGAAGCGCTATATGTCTGAAGAGTGCATTGAAAAGTGGGCGATGAAAGACGATCACCACTGCGCAATGCGAATGGCTCAGAAAGAGCTAGGAGGTAAAAATCCAAAGCTTGTTGATGCTTACAAAGCTATTTGTGGCAAAGACTTGGTAAATGCTCATAGCGCAATGGCTGATACACTGGCAGCGCAAGAAATCTTTTTAAAACTTAACTCAGGAGAGTAATCATGGCAGATCGCAAAACAAACGTAGCTGACTTTATTGGTGAATGTAACGCTGGAATTATGATTGAAAAGCTTGCACTAGCTTTAAGTGATGCGGCACTAGCTCAAATCACTCACGGTATCGGCAGCAAGAAAGCGAAGGTATCACTTGAATTTACTTTTCAACAAATGGGTGACAACGATCAGGTTATCGTTTCTCACAAGCTATCAACCAGCAACCCAACTAAGCGCGGTAAGAAGTTTGAAGAAGATATTACTGATACAGCTTTCTTTGTTGGCAAGGGTGGCAAGCTAACCATCAACGCACCAGAAGAAGACGACAGCGGCCAGTTCAATCTAACACATGAAAATGTTGATAAAGAAACTGGTGAAGTACAACAACACTCAAACGTTCGCCGTCTGGCTAACTAATTCAAACCGCCGGGTTAACGCCCGGCAAACCTTAAATTTTTATTAGAGAGTAAATAACTATGTCAATGACTAAAGAAGCAATCCAGCACCTTGAGAAAACTGTTCTACTTGCAGGCGTTAACGCTTCACTTGCTGAAGTAAAAGCTCAATCACCGCTTATCGCACTGCCTGAAGGCGTAAAACTTTCTGATCTTGAAGGTCACATGGAGCACCGTACTTCTTACCGCTTCAACTTCCAAACCAAATCAATCAAAGACTTTGGTGAATACTGCAAAGAGTTCGACAAAGAAGGCGCTAAGTGTTTTGTAAACTCTGATCGCATGTATGCAGAAACCATCTTTGACCTTGGCACAGAAGATAAGCCTCTTCACCAGCGCCACAACTCAAAGCTTCAGCTTGATAAGACAGCAGCGTTTAAAGCTATCCTTTGCGTAAACGGCGATCACATGAGCCAGAAAGCAGCGGCTAACTTTGTTGAAGACTGGGCCGACAATATCAAAGTGGTGAACAGTGACGGCGAGCCAATGACCAACAGCCAGGCCGCTAAGCAATTGCGTGAAATCACTATCGAGCAAGTTAGTAACCGTGATAGCAAGGTCAGCGACTTCGGCGAGTCTATGAGCGAGTTTGAGAAGATTGAAGCTAAGAACCAGGACAAGATCCCGGCAACGATTGAATTTACTTGTCAGCCTTACCACGGCTTAGCTAATCGAGCGTTTACCGTTCGCGTATCAATCCTAACTGGCGGCCAGAGGCCTGAAATCTGTTTCCGTATCATTAAGCTTGAAGCTCAAGAAGAAGATATGGCTGAAGAGTTCAAAGAAATCCTGGTTGAAATGTTCAAAGACTCTGAACTAAAAACCTTCATCGGCGAAAGCTAAGATTAACTAACCAAGTTGAACCGTTTCCTTTTTGGCAACGGTTCACTTTCACAAGGAAATACCATGCAAAATAATGCACCACTTGATAAAGGCCGTGTTGCCGTAGTAGTTGATAAGTACCAAACCAATCAACTTGATCCGCAAACTAATCAGCCAATTATGAAAAACCGCTACGCCACTGTAGGCCGCGCAACTCTTTGGCCTAACAAGCAGGGCTCTAACATGCCTAACATTGAAGTTGAGCTTGATACTATGCCAGTCGGTCAAACTGGCCCTGTTAAAATGTATATCTTCTGGGATAGCGAAAACCAAAACAACCAACAGGCAGCACAACAGCAGCAAGGCGGTTATCAGCAGCAGCAATCAGGCTACCAACAACACCGGGGCTAACATGGGAAAGGTTTTAGATTTACTAAGAAAGGGATCAAGCGCTCCGGCTGGTGACGTTACTCACGTTAACGAAGCCAAAACAGCAGAAGAAGCGCTTGCTGTACTTTCAAAAGAAGCAAGAAAGGCATTGCGTGACTCTGGATTATGGCAACAAGAGTTTCACGGCAATGAAATTGTAGCGGTGATCGCCTGCTTTATTGCGGCGAAAGCTGAATTAGATAAGCTCAATGGATAGCGTTATCAAGGTTGTATTCATGCCTAAACGGTCAAAAGGCCAAAGGCATGAATACTTAATTAACACCGACAACTACAAAACCGCTGAAGAGATAGCAAGTAAGCGGTTGTTCTTTGATGGTCACAGCAAGAAAGACTTCAAAGAAGTTGTTATGGCTCAAGTTCAAGTGTTTGATAAATAAGGTATTTATGAAAAAAGTAGCATTAATCATAGGCCACTCAGCTAAAAGCCCAGGGGCCACAAACAAAACTTATGGCACAAGCGAGTTTGAATTTAACGGGCCGCTTGCTCACTCGGTAGCTGAAAAGCTTATCCTGGAAGGTTACGAGCCAATCATTATTTATCGTGACTGCTCATACTCAGCACTACCAGGTAAGGTAAATCAAACTGAAGCTGATATTGCCGTTTCATTCCACTGTAACGCCTTCAATGAAGAGTCAAACGGCTCAGAAACGCTTTACTACAAGCACAGCTCAAAAGGTTTCTTGCTTGCTTCGTGCATTCAAGAGCAAGTTGTTAAGTGCTTGGGCCTTAAAGATCGCGGCCTTAAACCTTGCGTAGCTTCGCATAAAGGTAAAGCTGGTGATCGCGGCGGCCTTCTTCTTCAGAAAACTTCAATGCCTTGTGTCATTGTCGAGCCGTTCTTTATTGATAGTGACGCATCATTAGAGTTGGCTAACCACAAGTTTGAAGAGTTGGCTGAAGCTTACACTAAAGGGATAGTGATCTATTTAAGGGGTTAGCATGGCATTAGATCCAATTAGCGCGGCGTTAGAGCTAGGAACGTCAGTCATCAATAAGATTTGGCCGGACCCGGTTAAGCAGGCAGAAGAGCAACGCAAGCTTCAAGAGTTGGCCCAAAAAGGGAACCTGGAAGAGCTTAACGCTGAAGTAAAGCTTCTTGTTTCTCAAGTGGACCTAAACAAAGTGGAAGCGGCTCACAAGTCTATCTTTGTTGCTGGCTGGCGGCCTTTCGTTGGGTGGGTGTGTGGCTTTGGGTTGTTGTACAACGTGATCCTTGCTCCGTTCCTGGATATTTGGCTTACGGTTCCAGAAGTGAAAACCGATTTGCTTTATCCGGTGTTACTTGGAATGTTGGGGTTAGGTGGTATGCGTTCCTTCGAAAAAGTAAAGCGCGTAAGTCGTGAAAAGTAGTAGATTTTTACCTTTAATGGTATAGTTAATAAAATGTCAAGCGACAATTAAACCTATATTATGGACAAACATATGCCACAGGATACTTTAAGTTTTATACAGCGCCTTCAGGAGTACGGGATACTCGGTTATGCGTGGATACT